TGCAAATGATACTCTTATCTTGCTTGGCGCTGGTAATTATTTTTCTGATCTGAAAGATTTAGGTTTTGCTGGTCATTATAATGATGGCACAAATGCTCACTCTGGTCTAATTCGTGATGCAGGAACAAAAGAATGGCATTTATTTAAAGGTTACACTCCAGAAATTGGTGGCGAAAACAATGTTGATATCAATGATCCATCGTTTATAACTGATACACTACACGCCAATTTACGTTCAACATACGTTACAATCAAAAACATTGATATTCTACCAAGAACGAATATCATTTTTGATTTGACGAATGCAGCATTCATTCATGCCAATTCTGGTTTTGTTCACGCTAACGCTGCATACTTGTCACAAAATGCAACTGGTCAGTATGCTAATTCTGCTTTTGTACATGCTAACGCTGCATATCAATCACAAAATGCAACTGGACAGTATGCGAATGCAGCGTTCGTTCACGCTAATGCCGCATATCAAAGTCAAAACGCCACTGGTCAATATGCAAACTCGGCATTTGTTCACGCTAATAGTGCATATGAAAGCCAGAATGCAACTGGTCAATATGCAAATGCAGCGTTCGAACAAGCAAACACTGGCTACAATTTAGCAAACTCTATTGCAAATAATAGTATCGTTGCTGGCACTGCAAATGTAGCAAAATATGTAGAAGTTACAACAAAGTCTGGTGCTAGAAACTATAATGTTGCTTTGCTTGATGCTACAACTGGTAATGTTATTATCGGTGGTAACACAGGACTGACATATCATCCTACACTACAAATACTTTCTGCTCAACTAGGACAATTTGGTCAATCTGTAACAACTTCATCTATACTTGCTGCATCACCTACTGGCTTAATATTCAATACAACTGCTACCGCAATTCGTATGGGTGGTGCAGCAACAACTGTTAATATTGGTAACGCTGGTGGCACTACGAATGTATTCGGTACTCTTGCGGTTAATGGTGTAAGTGTAATTGGATTTACACGGGGTGCATATGACACAGGCAACTCTGCATTCATTCAAGCCAACGCATCATTCAATCATGCTAATGCTGCCTTTGCTGCTGCAAACAATGTGGCACCGCAAGTTCAACCTTCGTATGATACAGCAAATGCTGCGTTCTTACAGGCTAACGGTGCAATAGTTCATGCACAATCAGCATTCAATGCACAAAACACAACCGGTCAATACGCTAATGCGGCATTTATTCATGCCAATGCCGCTTTTGCTGCCGCTAACAATGTATTCCCACAGATTCAACCGTCATACGATACGGCTAATGCTGCGTTTATTCAAGCCAATGCATCGTTTGATAAAGCAAATAATGCTGACGCCAATGCATTGTCTGCGGGTGCATATGCAAATGCCGCTTTTGCTGCTGCTAATAATGTAGCACCGCAAGTTCAACCGGCGTTTCACACCGCAAATGCAGCATTCATTCAAGCCAATGCCGGTATTCTTCATGCACAGTCAGCATTTCATCATGCAAATGCTGGATTTGACGTTGCAAACACTGCTGACGGTAAAGCAGTAACGGCAAGTAACCGTGCCAATGCGGCGTTTATCGTTGCGAATGCTACGACGATTCAAGCCAATGCCTCTTTTGATCATGCAAATTCTGGATTTGTGCAAGCAAACTCTGCATTCTTCCATGCAAATGGTGGATTTATTCAAGCGAATGCATCATATAATCAAGCGAATGCATCATTCATTGTAGCGAATGCAACTTCGTCACAGGCTAATGCAGCATTTGATCATGCGAATGCAGCCTTTGCTTCTGCGAACAATGTAGCACCACAAGTACAACCAGCATTTAATACCGCTAATGCGGCGTTTATACAAGCAAATGCCGGTATTTTCCATGCACAGTCGGCGTTTAATCACGCCAATAGTGGGTTCATTCATGCTAATTCATCCTACATTCATGCAAATGCTGCTTTCAATGCAGCAAATAATGCATCGGATCCGTGGGTTCGTGGACAAGCAAATGCGGCCTTCATACAAGCAAACGCCGCTTTTGATAAGGCAAATACAGGTGCTAATGCTGAAGTTACAACATTCACTACAACATCGAATGGTGCTGTTTCTACTTACGCTTTAGGATTTACACCAGCATCAAATAGTGCTGTGATTGTATCGATTGGTGGTATTGTTCAATTAGAACAAGATGATTATTTGATTAATAGAACTAATAATTCTATTTCGTTTAACGAACCGCCACCAGCAGGACAAAAGATTCGTGTTGCTGGTTTCAATAACGTAAATCCATATTTTCTTGATGTTGCAAATTCCGCTGGTGCTGTTGTGTCAACATATGATACTGTTGGTGATGGTTCAACTCAAGCATTTAGTATTGGATTTAAACCCGAATCAAACAAAGCCATTTTTGTTTCTATTGGTGGTATTTTACAACCTGAAAGTGCATATACTGTAAACCCATCAACAAACACGGTTACATTTATCACAGCGCCAGGTAATAATGAAAACATTCGAATTGTTGGTTTTGAAAAAATCAACCCTTACTTTATTCAGTATGTAAGTTCAAATGTTTCCGTATCTGTGTTTGAAACGACATCGAACGGAACAACTGCAACATTTAACTTAGGGTTTAACCCTCAAGCACGTGAAACATTAATTGTAACGATTGATGGTATTGTTCAGTCTATAAATGATTATACTGTCAATACGGCTACACAAACAATTACATTAGATGAAATTCCTGCTAGTGGTGAATTGGTACGTGTTGCCACTATGTACACAACAGCAAACGCATTTGTTATTGCAGACGGTAGCATAACATCTCAAAAACTTGAGACATCACTGAATACTTCAATTCAGTCTGCGGCGACAACAGGTAAAGCAATTGCAATGTCAATTGTATTTGGTGGTTAACTCTAAATAGACAAAAATGAAATAAAATGACGCAAAGAATAAACACTAATAGATTTGCTAATACTTCGGTTACTGGAGTTAAAATAGCAAATAATACGATTACTTCCGTAAAACTTGCTCCAGTAAATCGTTTATTGGAAAATGCCAATTTAATTTCAAGTTCAACTAGTGGTAATGTAAATGTGTCTCTTGATGATAATTCGGTGTACTATGTAACGAGTAACGTTGCTGGTAATGTTACATTCAATATTCGGGTAAGTCCAGAAACTTCTTTGAATAGTTTTATGGCAAATGGTCAATCAATTACTACAGCGTTCATACTGACGCAGGGTTCTACACAATTTTTGGCCAACCTTGCAATCGATGGTCTTTATCAATCGAGTAACACACGATGGAGCAGCAATACCAGACCAACTTATTCAGCATCACTTACGAATCAACAATTAGATGTTTATACCTTTACGTCAATAAAAATAGGATCCAATTCGTTTTCAGTTTTAGGATCAAGAACATCATATGGATTTGGTTAATTAAATGTCAGAACAAAAAGTAGAATCGGGTCGTATTGCAGAGGGTGCAGTTATTGGTAACAAAATTGCAAGCAATGCTATTCGTGCAAACAATATTGTTGCAGGTCAAATTGCAGGTAATACTCTTGCTTCAAACCTTCACATATCTTTGGCGCAGGTACTAGAAACCGCAAACGTTTATTCGACTGCTGTTGGTGGTAATGTAAACATTGATTTAGAAAATAATACAGTTTATTTCTTCTCTTCAAACACAACAGCAAATGTAACTTTTAATTTTAGAGCAAATACTCAAAATACTCTTGACTCACAGTTATTAATTGGTCAATCAATCACAACAGCAATTTTGTTGAAACAGGGTGCTACAAGATATCGTGCCAATGTTTATATTGATGGAACTTTACAATCTCCTTTTTATTTGGGAAATTCTGCTCCTTCTTTTGCCACGACACAACAAGAATCAATTGATCTTTACTCTTTCAATGTTATAAAAACAGCGTCAAATACTTACACTGTATTGGCATCAAACAGTAGTTTTCAAAGAGCATTAAATCAGAATCCATAAGGTGTTAAATGATACAGAAAGTTCAAACTGGAATAATACAAGTTGGTGCAGTTACAGGTAATCTAATTGCAAATAATGCTGTTAGTTCTAATAACATTGTATCACCTCCCGATATTTTTGACGATGCATTTTTATTCGGTGGAATGTAATGCCTTTGTTGTCAACTTTTGCGGTTGCTTCTTTTCCTGGAATTCTTGGTAGAGGTATCTCTGCCAGTGCCGGTTTAACTACATTCACAGTTAGTCGAATATTCACTGAAACAACTAACTGGGTAGCACCATCTGGTGTATCATCAGTTGAGTATCTTGTCGTTGCGGGTGGCGGTGGTGGAGGAAGATATGGTGGTGGTGGAGGTGCAGGTGGATACAGAATAAGTCCAAGTCTTTCCATAACACCAGGAGAAACATACACAATTACCGTTGGTGCAGGTGGTGCTGGTCATGTAGGTGATGCTCAATCGGGTGGTAATGGTGCAAATGGTTCCAACTCTGGTGTATGGGCAGCGTCACCGTTTCCTGCTGTCTGGTCAACAGGTGGAGGTGGTGCGGGAAATTATGGAAATTCAACAGGCAGTCCAGGACATTCTGGTGGTTCAGGCGGTGGTGGTGGACAAAATAATGGTGGCTCAACTTCAGGTGGTCTTGGCACACCGGGACAGGGAAATAATGGAGGTGCTGGTGCACCCACTTGGCCAGCACCAGCATGTGGTGGAGGTGGCGGCGGTGCTGGAGGCGCTGGACAAACTGGAACTCCTCCAGGAGTAGGTCAGGGTGGTGTTGGAAGTTTTAGCACAATAACAGGATCAAACACTGGTTACGCTGGAGGTGGCACTGGTGCGGGTTCAAATCGTCCTGGTGGTGATGGTGGTGGTGGGTATGGTTATGCCGCTGGACAACCAGCAAACACTAATGTGGATGGAGTTTTTGCAAGAGGTGGTGGTGGCGGTGGGTCACAAGACAATCCTATTAGTGGAGTGGCCAGAGCAGGCAATGGTGGCTCTGGCACGGTCATTCTTCGTTATACAGAAACACCGAACACTAATGGCATTTATGTTTTTGCAAACACAGGCCAATTAGTAATACCAGAAGGCGTTACATCAATTGATTATTTGTTAGTCGCTGGTGGAGGTGGTGGCGGTGGTCGTATTGGTGGTGGTGGCGGTGGCGGTGGTGTGTTGCAGGGAACAGGTTATCCTGTAAGTCCTGGCTTTTTATACACGATCCAAATTGGTGCTGGTGGTGCTGCTGGTGCAGCGGCGTATAATAATATAATTGGTTCTGGTGCTAATGGCGCACAAACAATTCTTGCTACTAGTAATACAAGCACAGCAAATGTTGCACAAACTGCTTTATTCTCAGCAATAGGCGGAGGTGGTGGTGCTTACACAGACAGTGGACCCGGTCGTTCTGGAGGTTCTGGTGGTGGTGGTGGAAGAGGACCTGGTGCTGGTGCTAGTTTAGGAACACCCGGACAAGGATTTGCTGGAAGTATCGCCGGTGGTGCTGGTGGTAATTCGGGTGATCGTTCCGGTGGAGGTGGTGGTGCTGGCGGTGCTGGGTTTGGTGGACCATCGGGAACAAGTTCTAATGGTGGTATAGGAATATTTTCGTCAATCACAGGTTCAAACACAGGGTTTGCTGGTGGTGGTGGGGGCAGTTCTTATTTAAATCCAACTAACACACCTTTTGGACATTCTATTTGTGGTGGTGCAAATGGTGTAAATACTCCAAGTTCGGCAACAGGTGGAGTTGCTGTTTCAAATAGAGGCGGTGGAGGTGGAGGTGGTGGGTACGCAGGAGAACCTGGCACAGTTGGTGGTGCAGGTGGTTCAGGTTTTGCTGTTATTAAAGTCTCTTCAACAGTAAATAAAGTATTGACCTTCACAACCGCATCGGCTTGGCTTGTCCCTACCGGAGTCACTTCTATTGAATATCTTATAGTTGCTGGTGGAGGTGGCGGCGGTTCATTTGGTGGTGGAGGTGGCGCTGGTGGCTATCGTACTGGTTCAGGTTTTGGTGTAAGTTCTGCACAAACATGGACAGTTGTTGTTGGTGCTGGTGGTGCTGGTGCTGGTGGCACAGATACAGGTGTTAATGGAAGTAATGGTACGAACTCGGGCATTTATACAGCAACGACTTCGTTGTGGTCAACAGGTGGTGGAGGTGGTGGTGCAAGAGGTGGTAATCCATATGCCGGTACCAATGGATTTTCTGGAGGTTCAGGTGGCGGTGGTGGACAAGATAATCCTGGTGGTGGTTCTTCAGGCCTTGGTGGTTTAGGAACACCAGGTCAAGGCAACAATGGTGGCGCTGGCAAAAATGGAACCAGCGGCGTGCCAGATCATTCTGGAGGTGGTGGCGGCGGTGCAGGTTCAGTAGGACTTTCCGCTGACTCAACTGGTCCATTTGGTGCAAATGGCGGCGCTGGTTTATTTTCATCAATCTCTGGTGCAAATACAGCATATGCTGGCGGTGGTGGTGCAGGTGTTTATACTAACGGTACTGTTGGATTTGGTGGTGGTGGATACGCATCATATGGTTCTAATGGTGTAGTAACAGGAACGCCTTATGGTGCAGGTAATGGTGGTGGTAATTATAGCCCCTTATATACAGTTGGAACAAATGCAAATAATGCCACTGGTGGTGGCGGTGGTGGCGGAGGATACACTTATTTTGGTGGAACAGGTGGTTCTGGTGTGGTTATTATCAAATGGACATAAAATAAATAAACAACTATGGCAACTATAAACACAAGACAACAATTCAAAGACTACTGCTTGCGCCGACTTGGTTGGCCAGTCATTGAAATTAACGTTGATGATGATCAAGTAGATGATCGCATTGATGACGCTTTAAATTTCTGGCGTGACTATCACTATGATGGCACAGAGAAATTATTTATGAAACATCAAATTACTCAAGCAGATATTGATCGCCAATGGATTTATTGTCCTGATGCTGTACAATTTGTTACTGGTATTTTTCCGTTTGATCAATCAAACGCATCGATTAATATGTTTGACCTGCGTTATCAATTACGCCTGCATGATTTGTATGACTTCACATCAGTATCATATGTGTCGTATGAAATCACAATGCAGCATTTACGTACATTGAATTTATTGTTCTCTGGTACACCACAGTTTCGTTTTAATCGTCATCAAAATAAAGTATTTCTTGATATTGATTGGACACGTGATGTTCAACCAGGAGATTATGTTGTCGTTGAATGTTATCGTTTGATTAGGCCAGAAACAGTGACACTTACTGGTACTGTAACGGGTTCACCATCGTCAAACACAATAGTTGGTTATGGTACAAAATTTGATCAAGAGATTGTGCCATTTGACTTCATCACAATTGGCGGTGAATCAAAGCAAGTAGGTAATATTCAATCGCCGACAAGTATCACATTGGTTGGACCACCAACATTGACACATGATAACGCTGCTATTTCAATTGAAGGCACAACTGATGTGTGGAATGATCGTTTCCTCAAACAGTTAGCCACGGCAAAGATTAAGCAACAATGGGGCAACAATCTCAAAAAATTTGAAGGCATTCAAATGCCGGGTGGCGTCACATTGAACGGCCAAAAGATTTACGATGAGGCGTCTGAAGAAATAAAAGAAATGGAAGAACAGATTTACATGATGGGCTCACTACCTTCTGAAATCTTTACTGGCTAATGACTACTAATTTTTATTTTAATAATTTTCCGTCAAAGTTGGGTGGTGGTAATGTCATCACTCCTGAACAGTTATTGGTTGAAAATCTTGTTATTGAAGCACTCAAGATTTATGGATTGGATGTTTATTATTTACCACGTACAACACGTGATCAAGTAGATTACCTGTTTGGTGAAGATGTTCTGAAAGAATATCGCATTGCACATCCAATTGAAATGTATTTGGAAAATGTAAATGGTTTTGATGGTGATCAAGACTTTATATCTAAATTTGGTTTAGAGATTCGTGACGAAGTAACATTACTTGTATCTAGATTAAGATTTAGATATGCAGTCAATGGTTTAACACGTCCTCTTGAGGGTGATTTGATTTACATACCAATGACCACAAGTTTCTTTGAAATTACCAATGTAGAATCAGAAAATGATCAAGCAATGTTTTACACATTGGGTCGTGGTCGTGGTGGTAATGTGTATGTGTA